CCACCACCTGAGAGGTAGGACCGGATGACCGGCAGTAGGACGGCGACCGTGACGGCGGCACCGCCGACGGTGATCTTCGAGGCACCGCTGGTCAACCCGTCCCCCGGCGGGTTGTACGCAGCGACGACATGGCCTAACGACCTGTCGACCGAGAGTCCCCGGTGGCTGCTCGGCGGTGTGCAGATCCGCCGCCACAACTACGGTGTTGAGCAGGCGGCCGGGGTGTGGGCGCCGGGATGGTGCGGCATCCCCGACCCGCGTGATGTCAAGCGCGGGGTTCGACCGGAACTGTTGACTGAGCCGTTCCTGCCGGTGACGGTGTGGGGGTACGACGAGTGTGACCCGTCGGAGGCGTCGCAGGCCGAGGTGCGGGAACGCGCCCGCCAGAACCTGCGGCTGACTGAGCAGGTGAAGGTGGAGCGGCTGTTCGCCGCACGGCTGTTGGAGGACGCCGGCCTGGTGCCGGGGGTTGTGCCGCGGGCGGTTGGTGACGATGGCCTGTTACCGGCGGACCGGTTGACCGAAGACCCGCCCGGGTCGGGCCTGTTCGTTCCGTCGGCGGCTGGTGGCCTGGTGGCGGCTGACCGGCTGGTCGGTGCTGTGGGTGATTTGGTGGGGGCGTTGGCGCTGACCGGGACGGTGGGTGTGATTCATGCGTCCGCGGCTCTGGAGCCGGCGTTGGAGGCAGCCCGGATGGTGCTGCGGTCGGGGTCGTCGCTGCGGGCTCCGGGCGGACATCAGTGGGTGTTCGGCGGCGGCTACATCGACGGCCTGGGCAGTGTGTTGGTGGCGACGTCGCCGACGTTCGGGTGGCGCACCGACATCGCCGTGCAGGATGCGCTGCACGTGACGGAGAACCGGTACGCCGCGGTCGCGGAGCGGTCCGTGGTCATCGCCTATGAGGAGTTCATCGCGGCGGTTGACGTCGCCGACGCGGTCACCCCGAAGGAGGAGACGTAGAGATGGCTGTTGGTGTTGAGGTCACGGTGGCCGACGGGTTCGCGACGATCGTGTTCCGCGACACGACCCTGCGCGGGCCCGGTTTGCGGCGGCTGCTCGACGTGGGTGGCCCGGCGACGGTGGAGAAGTTGACCGTGCCGGGGCCGGCGTATCGGGTTCCGGAGGGCAACGCCCGGGAGGCCGGTCTGCTCGACGAGCCCCCGGCGCCGACGCCGCCCACGCCGCCCGTTGTGCCGGTGGCAGGTGGCGAAATTGCTAGCCCTGCTAGCACCGTGAAGGCGGTGGAGCGGCCGCGCCGCCCCCGCAAACCCGCAACCGAATAGGCGGTTGCACCGCCCCTCCCTAACGTCACAGGTGGCCTCGGAACCACACGATCGGCGCACGCCGCGCCCGATAGAGAGGACCACCACGACTATGGGCGCGTTCCCAATCTTCAAGGGTCTCGCGATGCGGGCCACCCGTATCGACGCCTGCGGTAAGCCCATCGAGGGCGACGGCAACCGGCTCGTCACCAAGGGCTTCATCTCCGTGCAACTCACCCCGGTGATGCGTGCCCGGCAGGAACCGGAGCAGATCGCCGCCGACGGCCTCGTGTGCTTCTCCGGGACCACCCCGGCCACCCGGAAATGGCATACCGTCGAAGTTCAGTTCTGCGGCGTCGACCCCGAACTGATCAGCATGCTCACCGGCTACGAGAAGGTGCTGGGCTACGACGACGCCGTGATCGGCATGGGCGACCTGCCCGACGTCGACGACGAATACGGGGTCGCGATCGAGGTATGGACCGGCGGCGACTCCGACGACGACTGCCCCGAACCGCTCGACGACACCGTGTTCGGTGCCACCGACGGCGGCAAGACCAACGGCTACCTGCTGTTCGGTGCCAGGGAGTGGATGCCCACCGGCAACATGCTGATCAACGACGGCATCGCCACGTTCGGCCTGTCGGGGATCACCTACCGCATCCCGCAGTGGGGTCGCGGACCCTACAACGTGCTCCAAGACAAGACCGGTAAGGCGTCCCGGCTGAAGGTCGGCCCCGGCAACAAGCGGCATTACACGCTGCTGCGGACGAAGGTCGCCCCGCCGAAGCCCACCGACGGGGCGGTCAAGCTGTCGGTGCAGTCAATTTTCCTCCCGGCTAGCCCGTACTACGGTGCCACCGCGGCGGAAATCGCGCCGGACCAGACCGACAAGGCCGCCGCCGCACCGGCTAGCCCACCGCCTGCCGCGCCGAAGCCGCCGGTGAAGACCGACGACAAGGCCGCATAAGCCGAGCAGCTGCACAGGGTGGCCCCGGGACCGATTCGGCCCGGGGCCGCCTTGCATCTAGGGCGAATACCGTGACCGCTTGTGAGCATCGTCGAGTGGCCCGTCGACTGGGCCTGCCTGCCGGACCCGTGCGCCGACGACGCGACGGTCACCGCGGGGGAGGTCAACAGTGCGGCGGCGCTGGCGACAGACGTGTTGTGGGCGTTGTCGGGGCGCCGGTACGGGTTGTGGTTGACGACGCACCGGCCGTGCGCTCCGCCGCCGTTGTGTGGGCGGTCCCGCTGCGGTGACCTGCTGTACCGGGACTATCCGACGTTCGGGCGGTCGATGGGTGGGTGTGGCTGCTGCGTGGGCTGCAACCCGGCCGCCGCCCGAACCGCGGACCTGCCCGGCCCGGTCGCCGAGGTCGTGTCTGTCAGCATCGCCGACCGGCTGCTCGATGAGTGCGAGTACCGGTTGGAGGGGAACCTGCTGTACCGGATCGGGGCGGATTGGCCGGGGCAGGACTTCAACCGGCCGCTGCCGGAGCCGTGTACGTGGTCGGTGACGTATCGGCGGGGCATTGAGCCGCCGGCGGGGGTGGACCGGTTGACGGCGGTGCTGGCGAAGGAGTTCCTGCTGGCGTGCGGCGATAAGGGGAAGTGCCGCCTGCCGCGGACGGTGGTGTCGACCACGCAGCGCGGCGTGACCCACAGCTTCGATCCGGCGAAGCTGCTGGCGTCGGGACGCACCGGCATCCCGGAAATCGACCTATTCCTAGCCGCCGTCAACCCGCACGGCCTGACCGCCGCCCCGGTGGTCCTATGACGTCGTGTGTGGATCCGGCGGTCCTGGCGGTCGACGAGTTCATGAAGGCGTTGGCGGAGGTGTACGACCCGAAAGGTGTGTGCCCGCCGCCCGGGGGCGGATCCAACGTCGTGCGGTTCTTCGCCGGTGGCACCGAGGTTTTACCGGCGTGGGCGCCGCTGCTGGGGTGTGAGGACCCGCTGCTGTGGGTGCGGGTGGCGAACCGGTTCCGGTCGCGGGCCTCGGATTTCCCGGCGGCGTTCGTCGCGGACCAGAACTGTGCCCGCGCCGACGTGTTCTCGGTGTTGGCGGTGGAGGTGGGGGTGTCGCGGTGCACGTCGATGGAAGCCGACATCGACTTCGACGTGCTCCATGATGAGGCGCTGATCGCGTTGGACGATTCGTGGCGCATTGAGCGGGCGTTGCGGTTGGCGGCGAAACGGATCCGCGACGACAACCGGCGGTGTGTGGCGACGGACACGGTGCTGCCGGTCGGCCCGGCCGGTGGTGTGACGGCGTGGACGGGAATGGCGCATGTCCAGCTCTGCTGATTTGCCGGAGGGTGTGGTGACGATCGAGGGGTCGCTGTCGCCGTGTGATGAGTTGCCACGCGGGGTGCGGCGCACGGTGATGGCGACCGAACGGGTCCGCCGGCTGGCCGAGGCGGGGCATGTGATCGTGGTGGAGGGCAAGCTGTGACGTCGGTGCGGGTGTCGCTGAACATCAACGAGTCGGCGCTGAATGATCAGGTTCGGGAGGTCGGCCGGGCGCGGATGGTGTCGTTGCAGCGCAGGATCGCGAACCAGGCGCGGGCTGATGCGCCGGTGGCGACCGGCAATCTGGGCAGGTCGGTGGGTGAGGGTGTGGTGCGGTTCGTGGGGGCGCGGACGGTGGAGGGCAGTGTGTTCGCCGCCGCCCCGTACGCGGCGGCTGTGCATGAGGGCAGGGGGCCGCGGGTGATCGTGCCGCGGAACGCTGCCGCCCTGCGGTTCACGGTGGGGGGCCGGGTGGTGTTCGCGCAGTCAGTGAGTCAGGGTCCGGTGCGGGGCCGCCCGTTCCTGCGCAACGCCGCCCTGCGGATCGCCTCCCAGGAACGCTGACGTCAGTACGTCAGTACGGCAGTACGTCAGTACGTCAGTACGTCAGTACGTCAGTACGTCAGTACGTCAGTCCATAACGAGCGCTCGGCCCGGTGTTGCACCGTGGTTGGGCATGGTGGCGGTATGACAGTAGCCTCGGATACTCCTGCCCTGCCCGCACCACCCGTCGCCGCGCCGGCGGCCGCTCCTGCCGTCGACGTGGCCTTTGCCGCGGCTGCCGCACCGGTTGCTGTTCCCGCTGCGCCTGAT